GCGCAGGAGGCCGGTGCACGGCGGCCTCCTGCGCCCGCCGGGGATCAGGTGGCGGCACCCGTCCCGGCGGTCTTGGCGCGGCCCTTGGTGGCGCCGCGGTAGTGGTCCAGCTGGTCCTCGACCTGCTGGGCGCGGTTGGTGTAGCGGGCCTCGGCGACGTCGTCCCCGGCCTCCTTGGCGGTCTCGATGCGGAGCTGGTAACCGACCAGCTCGCGCTCCAGGGCCGCGATGTGCGCGGCCTTCTTGTCCGCCTCGGAGGCGATGCCCTGCGGGTTGTCCTCGGCCATCGGGTGGAGTTCCTTTCTCGCGAGCGCCATGGCGCGGGCGTCAGGTCAGGGGAGGGTCAGAAAACGGGCGCGATCAGGCCGGTCCCGGAGATCACCGACGTCGCCGCGGGGTAGCGGCCCGCGGTGAACGCGCAGTAGGCGTAGACCTGCAGGCGGACCGTGAGGTTCCCGGACAGGACCTCCGGCAGGACCCGGGCCCGGAGGTCGCCCTCGAACAGGACGTGATCGGACATGCGGGTCGCCACGATCCGGTCCTCATTGGTGCCGGCCCCGAGGTTCGTCGGGATGCTGAGGTCCAGCATCACCGGCCGGCCGTAGGCGTAGGACACCGGGCCGCCCTGGTTCTCAAACCCGTCCATGTAGGTCATGGGGGCGTTCGCCGGGCCGCCGGAGGTCGGGACGATGAACGGACGGTTCTGGGCGTCCAGCTGGGCGGTGGCCCAGAACCACCGGCGCCCATGCATCCAGATATGCGACGGGATGATCCGGCGGTTCGTGGACGCCTGGTTCAGGGCGTCACCGATCCGGGGCCACAGCTCCGGGAACGTCGGGGTGGCGTCGGTGTAGGTCACCGCGTTGATCCCGCCGACGTTCAGGATCCCGAGGAGCTGGCCGGCGGCGCCGGACCCGCTGATCAGCTGGGTGTCCAGCTGCAGGTTGTAGTCCGCGACCAAGTCGGCGAAAACGATCTGGTCGAACGCCATCGGGGACTGTTCCAGCAGCTGCATTGCGATGTCCTGCTGGCCGGCGATGGTCCGCACGGGCGCGGCGACGCTGCTGGTCGTGATGTCGGTTTCCGAGACCACCGCGTTGTCGGCGGTCTGCGGGGCGGTGGTGCTGCCACCCGTGATCCGCGGAATGTTGATGTTGTCGGTCCCGGCCGGCAGGGGGATGTTCCGGCACGCGTCGGCGAACGGACGGCCCGCGCGCGTCAGGGCGGCGAACTCATCCATGAGCCAGATCGGCGGCACGAACTCGCCGCCGGCGCCGTCGGTGCGGCTGATGTCGCGGCGTTCGACCATCCCGTGGTCCTGGATCGCCCGGGCGAGCGGCGCCGGCAGGCCGGCCAGCAGCTCGTCGAGGCCGTCGGACAGGGCCCGCTGGTGGGCGGACTGCCGGCGGGCGATGACGTCGGCCATCTCCCGGCTGTGCCGGTCGAGGCGCTCACGGGCGCCGTTGTCGCCCTGGATCCCGGCGCGCGCCATGTCGAGGAAGTAGGACCGCTGCGGGGCGTGGCGGCTGTAGGTCAGGGGCTCGCTGGTCACCTGGATCTCGACGCGCTCGCGGCGCTCCTCCAGCTGCGTCCGGATCGTGTCGGCGACGCTGGAGCGGCGCTCCTCACGGGACGCGGCGGACTGGGTGTGCAGGGCCCGGGCGGACTCCAGGTTCCCGGCGATCCGGTCGCGCTCCTCGGCGGCCTCGGTCGCGGAACGAACGATGTCCTCGATGCGTTCCCGGGTGATGTCCTCGGGGGCGTCGTCCAGGGCGCGCTGGGCGGTGTCCAGGGTCTCCTGGGCGGCCTGCAGCTGGCGCTCCAGGACCTCGATGATGCTGGGCATTGGTGGGGTCTCCTCTTACCTGTGCCGGAGGCGTGCGACGCGCAGGCGTGCGGCCTCCAGCTGGGACTGGGTGGCGGCCCCGCCCACCTGGAGGGGTGCGACGGTGCGATCGACGGCGCCCGCCCCGAGGGGCGCGACGTCGTCCTGGTGGCCAGCGCCGGGGCGCTCGACCTGGGTCCGGTCCTCACGGGGCCGGTCGTAGGCGGCCGCGAGACTCCGGATCGACGCGTCGGTGGTGGGGTAGGCCCCCTGAACCACGGCGGTCACATCCAGCAGCAGGCCGACCTCGGTGACGGTCCGGGTCGTGATCTCCCGGTCCCGGTCGTCGATCTCGGTCAGGATCTCCTCGCCGGAGACTGTGAACCGGAACGACATCTGGCGGACGATGTCCAGCTCCATCGCGCGGGCGAGGGACTGGACCTCCGGGTCCTCGGCGTCGAGGCGGGCGAACGCCAACAGGCCGCGGGTGTCCTGGGACAGCTCCAGGCCGCCGGCGCGCTGCGCGCTGCGGTTCGTCGAGGCCATGGCGTATCGGTTGTCATGCTCGCGGTTGAACACCACGGGCCATTCCGCCGCGCCGGATGCGATCTCCGCGAGGACCCGGGAGAACGCGCCGGCGGCGATCTTCTCCCGATAGACCCAGTAACGGCCCTCATACAGGGTCGTCAGCTGGTCGAACACCGCGGCGTGACCGGCGAACGTGACGGTGGTGTTACCGGCCTCCCCGGAGCGCACCAGGCGCAGCTCCCCATCCGTCGGGAAGGCACGGCGAAGCTCCGGCGCGGAGGCCGGCGTTTCCAGGACGGACATTCGGGGGCTCCTCTAGGTGGTCGAGTCGTCGGCGTCGGGGTCCGCGTATGGGTCCCGGGCCGGGGTCGAGGCGGTCGGGTTCGGCGCGCCACCGACAGGGGTGATCTGGGGGATCTGGCCGAGGCCGTCCGGGAGGGGCGGCTTGCCGCGCCTGGCGCGCGCCTCATCGGCGAGATCGATCCCGGCCTGGACGCGCTTCACTTCGGCCTCGGCCTCCGCGAGGACATCACCGCGGATGATTCCGTCGGTGACGAACCCGGGACGGTCCCGGCCACCGAACAGGATGGGGTCGGCGTAGAGGGCGCTCACAATCCGGGCGGCGCGCGGCCCGAGGCCGAACCTCCACCAGCGGTCATGTTCATGCTCGGGCGTCAGGGGCTTATCGGTCCTGCCGCCACCGATCAGGCTCGCCTGGACACCGATGATCCGGGCGACATCGTCCACGGTGAACGCCATCATTTCGGCCCACTGGGCGTCCGCCTGGGTCAGGCCGATCCGCTGGATCTGGAAGCCGCCACCGAGGAGCGCGACCTTCCCGGCGTTCCCCGGGCCGCTGTAGGTCTCCTCCCACTTTTGCCGCCACCCTGTGGCCTGGTTCGGGCTCATCTTCTCGGGGGCGATCACCGCGAGGCCGATCGACCCGCCGCGCCTCCATAGGGCCTGTTCGTGGCGGAGCTTGTCCATCATCAGCTGGAACTGGGCGCGGTGACGGGCGAGCGGTGACGGGGCCTGCAGGCCCCCGCCGCCGCCGTGCCCCGGGATGTGCAGGATCGACTCCCGACCGACCCGGATGGTGCGGTGTCGGCCGGCGCCGGTTGGGTCGACCCAGTCCCGGCCCAGCGTGACGTCCCAGGACACGTCACGGCCACCGGTGGATGTGACCCACCGGACCTGATCGGGGTGGAGCGCCCACCATTCGCGCACCACACCGCGGCTGTCGGGTTCCCGCCAGATATACGCGTTCCCGCGGGCGTCGATCGACTCCTGGACGGCCTCCAGGAACTGGAATGAGGACTGGACGGGGTTCGGGGCGCCCGCAAAGAGGCGGGCCTGCCAGGTCGATGTGACGCGTTCCCGGATCGGCGCGCCGCGCCACACCGCTAGCTCCAGCTCACCGATGCCCTGGGCAGCCACCCGGATCGCCGCGGCGACCGCCGGGATCCCGCGGAGATCCCCGGGGGTGCTGGAGGCGTCCGCCGACCCCGGCGCGGGGATCCGGGCGAACCCAGAGAAGTCCGCGGAGCGGACCTCGACGTTCCGGCCGCCAGGCGTCGCCAGGATCACTACTGGGCCCCCATCCGTTGGATCAGCAGGACGTTCCGCGTCGGGATCTCGACATCACCGGCGAGCTGGACGGCGGTCCCGCCATCGTCGAGGAGCTTGGCCCGGGTGAGGACGTAGTGGCCGGACCAACGGCCCACCAGGAACCCCTCGACGGTCCGGGACCCGGCCTGGTCGGTGGTGTGGACCCGGACCAGGCGACGTTTCCGCATCAGCGCCACGCCATCAGCTCCAGAACTCGATCCAGCCGTCGCCGGCGTCGAGGACGCCCTGGGCGGCGGTGACGGCCATCAGCAGCGCGAACGCGGCCTCCGCGTGGACCACTTCGCCCTCCTGGTCGCGGCCGGGCGCGGTCATCCGCCACCCGTCGCGGCGGTCGACGGCCAGGGCGGCGAGGACCTCCGCTCGAACGTGGCCGTCCGCGGACTGCCGCAGGCCCCGCCGGGAGATCTTGGTCAGCAGCTCGCGGGAGGCGGGGACCATCAGGGCGTCGCCCCAGAACCACCCCTCCGCCTGGCGGGTCGGGGCGGACCACGGCGACACACCGGCCGCGCGGACGTTGTCGGCGACGACGGCGAGCTGTGCCGGCGGGTAGGCGAACGCCTCGACGCGGTAGCGGCCCGCGACGTCCAGGAGCCACTCCTGGACGGCGTCGGCGCAGTCATCCTCTGCCTCAAACCGCCGGAACTCGACCTCCCAGGCGTCATGCTCCCGCGGCCAGCAGACGCACCCGGTGCCGGTCTCACCGGTGCCGGACAGGCTTACCCCGACCGCGACGCTCGCGCCGGCGGGGATCTCCACCGGGCCGGCGCACCCGTCCCACCTGGCGGCGCTGATCGACCGGTTATCCGCCGCCCCGAACTGGTTGAGGATCAGGCGGCGGAACACGCTCTCGGGGAGGGTCGCGGCCAGGCGCCGGATCTCGTCGAGGTCGATCCAGCTCGCGGGGTTGCAGGCCCGCCAGATCAGGGGGTCCTCGGCGTCCGCGTCCTCCGGGGCGCCCCGCCAGATCATGAGCTGGCCGGCGTCACGGTTCCGGCCGATCAGCAGGCATCCGTCGCCGCGGCGCAGGACGTCGTGTCGCTCCAGCTCCATCCGCTCGATCGCCGCGGCGTACTGCAGGGCCGCCAAAGCGTCGGCGTGCTTTCCCGCGGTGGTGATCTTGAGGAGCATCGAGTCCGCGCGCTTCTGGGTCGCGGACGCGAACGCGTAGAACACCTCGCACTGTTTCGGGGTCCGCCAGACATGGAACTCATCGCACAGGGCGGCGCTGGTGGACCCGCCGTGCTGGAGGTCACCGTCGGCGGAGACCAGCTGCATGTACCCGCCGAGGGCCTTGGTGATCGAGTTCCGGTAGACGGACAGGTAGTCCGACAGGGGGCCGTTCTCGACGAACGCCCGGGCAGGGTCGTGCACGAACTTCGCCTGGGACTTCGCGCCGGCCGCGCAGTAGATCTCGGGGGCGTCGTCACGGTCGGTCAGCTCGAACAGGCCGACGCCGGCGGCGATCGGCGACTTGCCGTTGCCGCGCGGGATCCCCCACATCACGTCGCGCCACACCCTGCGGCCGCGTTCGTCCATCTCGTAGATGAGCGCCAGGTCGTGTTCCTGCCACCCGTCGAGGGCCAGCGGCTGCCCGATCTTCGGGCCCTTGGTGTGACGGCAGTTCCCGCGCAGGAACGCCGCGACCGCGGGCCCCAGCGTGCGGGGCGGTGCGGCGGGGAGCATCAGGGTCGCGGTCACGCCGCACCTCCGGCGAGCGCTCGGAGCTGGCGGGCCTCACCGATGCCGGGGATGCCTTGCTCCGCTGGCCGCCCCTGCCCGCCGGAGTTGCCGAGGCGCGCCCGGGCGACCGGGCCAATGCCGAGGCGGTCCGCCAGGTGCCGGAACTGGTCCCACGACGCCCGCTCCACGCGGAGCGCAGGGTTCGGGACGACGTCCGTGAACTCCTCGCCGCTGCGGCCGACCTTCGTCAGCTCCAGCGTGATGCCGTTCCGATCGATGTCCGCGGCCGCCGCCCGGGCGCGCGCCAGCGCGGTGGCCGCCGCCTCAACGAGCGGGGCGTCGGCCTGGTCCCAGATCGCCTCCCCCAGCTTCGCGAGCTCGCGGAAGCACTTCGCGACATCCTTCGGCAGTCCGGTCCGGGGGCGCAGCGGCTTGCGGCCCGCGACGACGACCGGGGTCCGGGAGTGCCGGTCCGGGCGCAGGGTGCCCTCGGCGCGGTGCACCTCGGTCGGCTTTGGCGGCCGGCCCCTCATGACCCCGCCTCCGACCTCGACGCGCTCCCATTCCACCCAAGCTCGCTCGACGGCGTCAGACCAAGCCCGGCCGGCGGTGGACCCGGTCGCGGTGGTGCGGCAGTCGTGACACGGCGCCCGCAACGCTCACACCGGGCCGCATCGCTGGAGAAGTCGATCCGAGACTGGTCCCGGCCGTCGACCTGGCCGCACAACGGGAACAGCATCCCCGCGAGCATGGCGGTCGGCTTCCAGTCATCGGTCGCCCACCGCGGACGATCGGTCCACGCGTGCTGAATCCGATTCCGTTGGCCGCGGCCCCACCGCGCCGGCGCGCTCATCGCGCCACCGCCGAGGTCGACCCCGAGTTGACGGTCAGAGTCCGTAGGAACGGGTTTGCCAGTTTCGACGGCCTGCGCGGGCCGTCCCCCCCTGGGTGAGCGGTAGCGCCCCCCGGCGCCCTACCCCCCCCACCGGAGCGCCGTCCGTCCACTCGTCCGCTGCAGCGGTTGCACAGCGTCCGGCAGAGGGTCGGGTCGGTTCCGGTGCCGCCTGCTGCCAGCTGGTGCGCGAGCGGCGGCGAGTGGTCGACCACGTTCCCGGTGTTGCCGCAGAGCTGGCAGACACGGCCGTCACGGGTGAGGACGACCTGACGGCAGCGGGCCCACGCGGCGCTGTCGTAGACCCGTTGTCTTGGGTCTCCGCTGCGGTGCCGGCTGGTGTTCTGGGGCATGAACGACGAACGCCCAAACGGTCTCGGGAGACACGTCGGGCGCTGTGGGGGGTGGGGTCAGGGACCCAACCGGCGAAGATGGTAGCGCGTTCGGTCGGACGTTCAACGGGTGCCCTCCGTTGGTGGTGGGTGGTCGCGCGGTGGGCGCTTGTCAGATCGTCGGGCGATGCCAGGTCAGGTCAGGCCGTGCGGCGCCGCCTGGTCGTGGGTCGATGGCTCGGCATTTGCCGGTGTGGCCGGGGGTTAGGTAGCACTGGGCGGTCAGTGTGAGGGGGCCGTCGGTGATGGATCTCCCGGGGAAATCGGTTGCGATCACCGAGGGGGGAACCGGCACGGTGTATGTCTCTGGGCAGCGTTGCGTCATGGTGTCAATCATGGCGCGGGGTGCCCTCCGTTGGTGTGTGGTGTTCGCGGTTCAGCAGGGCGCGTTCCGGGTCGGTCCCGGGGATCGCGCCGGTGACGCCTGGTCCGATCGCTGGGATCCCTCGCAGGCGCCGCTCATCGCCTCCTGCGGTGGCGGGTCCGTCGCGGAATGGGGTGGTGGGGTCTGATTCGTCGAGGGCTTGGCGGACCAGGGCGGCCTGGTCGGCGCGCAGCTCGGCGCGTTCAGCATCAGTGCGGATCCAACCCATCGGCCTCCGCCTCGCGTAGGGCTCGCTGGAGCTGCGGGGTGTTCTTCTCGATGTGATGGCGTAGGCGGGCGTTGGCGCCTTGGACGCGGTCGCGGGCGCTGTCGCGGCTGATCGTGAGGATCTGGGCGATCCGGCCATAGCCGCATCCGTCGGCGTGGAGCCGCCAGGCGTCGAGCTGGGGTTTGGTGAGGGTGATGGCGGCGAGTGTGCGGATGCGGTGCTCGGTCCATGTGTGGCCGGCCTTGGCCTGGCCAGCGGTCACGCGGCCTCGGCCGCGACCTGCGGCTTCCAGTAGCGGCACACGCGGCCAGGGGCCGCGGCGTTCCGGGTGAGCTGCCCGGACTCGACGATGGCGGCGAGGGCCTTGGCGATGTACTTCGGGGAGAGGCCGAGGCGCGCGGCGATCTCCGGGCGGGTGAGAGCTTCGTCGCGGACGGCGCCGATGATCCGCTCGGTCATGTCCTCGAGGTAGCCGGATGCGTAGCCGCCGGGTGTGCGCACGTGGCGGACCGGGGGGAACATCTCATCGAGGAGGCGCTGGGTTTCGGGGGATGGCTGGCGGCTGTAGCGGCCGCGGGCGGCCCACTCGTCCTGGATGCGGTCGATGTTGCGCTGCGGCATCAGGCCACCTCGCAGAGGCTCGCGAGCCACCGCGTGTCGGGCTGGCCGGCGACGTGGACGCGGACCCACCAGGATCCGGGCATGAGCGGGTCGCGGAGCTGCTCCAGCACGTGTCCGGTGGCGCCGAGGCGGGTGTTGCGGACGGTCTGTCCGACGGTGAACGGGCACGTCGTGGGCACGGCGTGGGACCTCCTCGCGGTCGGGGTGGTGTGGATCAGGCGCAGCTGCATCACGCCGTCACCTGCATGAGTCGGGATGAACCGCAGCTGCGTGATCTCGGTCACGCGGCGACGACCTGGTGCGCGGCGCGGGCCGCGGCGGCGGCGTTGCGGGCGGCCGGCGAGCCGACGGCGTCGATCTCACCGAGGTGGCCGTCGACGCCGGTGTTCCGGTATGCCTGGATCGCGTCGCGCTCCCACCGCTCCAGGCCATCCGCCGGCTCAGGGGCCGCGGCGGCCGGCGCGGCCTGGGCGGCGTCGGCGAGGCACCGCTCGAACTGCTCGAGGTCGCGGTAGACGTGGTTCGGTCGGGCGGGGCCCGTCCACCACGGGGCGGTGAGCTGCCGGTGGATGATGCGGCGGTGGTCGTCGACGGTGAGCTCGGGGTGGGCGGTCATCACGGCGTCGATGCGGCCCCGGAATGGTGCGGCCGTCCACGACCCGCCGGTCAGGTCGTTGAACGCCTCGATGACCTGGTCGACGGTGGTGGTCGTCGCGGCTGCGGCAGCAGCCTTTTCTGTCTCTCTCTCTGTTCTCTGTGATCTGTCGTCACCGGTCCGGTGATCTGTCGTCACCGGTCCGGTGATCTCAGCGCACCGGTGATCTGTCGTCACCGGTGATCTGTCGTCACACCCCGGTGATCTGTCGTCACCGGTGGAGGCCTTCTTGCGGGGCTTCATCCGGGGGGCGTTCTCCTCGGCGAACCGTTCCCGCTCACGCCGCCAGGCGGGCGCGACGCTGTAGATCCGGAGGGGCATCCGGCCGCGGTGGTCGCGGCCAGTCACCGGCTCGTACACGTCGATCCACCCCTCGTCCTCCAGCCACGCGATGCACCTGGTGACGGTCTCGCGGCTCACGCCGGCGGCGTTCGCGATCGCGATCTGGCTGAGGGCGGTCGTGCGGCCGGTGTGGTCGCTGTACAGGCACAGGCTGGTCATCACGCACCGGGCCGCCGGTTGGGCGCCGGAGTGCAGCAGGAACGCGGCGGGCGTCATGCCGAACCAGCGGCCCTCGCTGCCGCTGGTGACGGCGACGTGCTCGTCATGGGTGCGGCTCATCTGAGGAACCTCGCAAGGGCTTCGGGGTCTTCGGGGAAGGTGGGGAGCGGCCCGCAGTCCCAGCAGTCGCGGACCTGGACGGTCCCGACGGGGAGGTGCGGGAGCTGCTGCACGGGGACGCACAGGTAGTGCGTCACGGTGTGGACGGGGCGGCCGGTGATCGTTCGGGCCTCGGCGACCCACGCGTCGTGCATCTCCGGGGTGATCTGGATGACCAGGCGCATGCCGTTGCACGTCTCGCACCGCTTCCATGTCCGGTCGGGGCGGTGGTGGAGGGCGTGCAGCGTCGCTGCTCGGACGCGGGCGTGGATGGTCACCGGGCACCCCCGGTGAGGCGCAGCGCGCCGGCGTCCGCGGCCAGGAGCGCTTCGATGGTGAGGGCCGCGCGTTCGCGTGGCATCCGGATCGGTTCGCCGTTGGCGGCGCGCTCCAGGTCGACGTGCAGCGCGCGCATCAGCTCGAGGAACTGGCGGGGGGTCATGCGGCACCGCCCTTCGTCTGCTCCAGCTCGCGGGCGGCGTCCATGAACGCGACGGCCCACAGCATGTGCTCGCGGGCGGCGGCGCGCAGGCCGTACGGCGTGTCGTCGGGCCCGGGGGTGAGCTCGGGGCCGTGGATGACGCCGGCGAGCTCTTCGGTGAGGCGCTCGGGGTTCGCGGCGGAGCTGCGCAGGATGCTCTGCGCGGACCGTGAGGCGTCGCCGGCGGCGCTGCGGAGGCGAACGGTGTCCATCAGCACCCCTTCCCGGTCCACTCGCGGATCCGGCCCTCGCTCCACATCCAGGCGGCGGCGTGGGCCTGCACGTCGACGCGGTGCCAGTCGAGGCCGGCGCGGCCCTGCGGGGTGCCGGCGAACGTGGACCGCATGAACTGGAACGCCCCCGTCGCGCCGCTGCCGGTGGTGTTCGGGCGGGCGTTCAGGACCTGGTAGCGCTCGGCGTTGCGGTAGCCCTCGCTGAGGGCGCAGGCGCGAAGGTGCCGCCAGTCCTGGCCGTACGCGAGGCCTGCGAGCTGGAACGCGACGACCGCGTCGGGCCGGTACGTGAGGGCCCGGATGCGCTGCCGGTAAGCGCGGCGCTCTGCGGCCCACCGGCGGCGCTCGACGATAAGCTGCTGGGCGATGGTGCGCGCGGGCGCCGCCGCCTGGTGGTGGACGGTGTCGCGGGCGGTGACCGCTCCGGTCGGGGTGTCGGCGCGGGCGATGGCTGCGGCGGCGAGGAGCGTCATGCCGGCGGCCATGACGGTGGCGGCGGCGCGGCTCACCAGCCGACCGCCGTCCGGACGTGGGCCTGTGCGCGGGCGGCCTGGTGGTGGCGGACGCGCAGCTGGTGGGTGGCGCGCGCGCGGCGCTGCGTCTCGCGGACCTCGGCGAGCTCACCCGCGTCCTGGAACGACAGCCCCTGGCCGCGCTGGTACCTGGCGACAGCATCGGCCGCAACGGCGTACTGGTAGTCGAGGCTGGTGAGCGGTCCGATCGGGTCGGGCCACGACACCGCGCGTGTCTCAGAAGTTGGCTCACCGGGGGTCCGGCGGCGGCGGCGGAAGGCACCGTGGTGCGGGGGTGACCGCCCTCCGGCACCCAATGCGGGACAGGCTGTTGCGCCTTTGCAAGCAGGAGGTCGCGGGTTCGAACCCCGCATCCTCCATCCGATGGACAAGCGGTTTCGTGGTCGGGCACGACCCCTCCGTTCAGGGTAAGTGACTCACAGAGTGACGTCGTGGTTTGGGCAGTCGCGCTACCATGCGCGCCATGGCGTCGATCAGTAGGGAGGACCGGCCACGCAAGCCGTGGCGTGTCCAGTGGAGCGAGAGGGGCCACCGGCGGACCCGCCGGTTCGCCACCAAACGCGAAGCTGAGAAGTTCGTCGGGGAGCTCGCCCGGGGCCACAACCCCGTCGGCGCTTCCGTCACGGTCGCGGCGTGGCTCGCGACGTGGATCCGCACCCACGGGCCGACGTGGGAAGCCAAGACGCTCGACGACCGCAGCACGCGGGGGGACCGGTTCATCATCCCGGCGCTCGGTGGCATCCGGCTGCGGGACCTCACCAAGCGCGACGTCAGGGAATGGCGCAACGACCTGGTGCGCGTCACCACGGCCAAGCAGGCGAACCGCGCGGTCCGCGACCTGTCGGCCGCACTCACCCAGGCGGTCGAGGAGGAGATGGTCGCCGTCAACGTGTGCCTCGGCCTCAAGCCGCTGCCGGTGGAGGAGCCGGAGCACCGCCCCGCCGAGCTGTGGGAGGTGGAGGGCATCCGCGCCGCGATGCGCACCACCCGCGACCGCCTCGCCGTCAGCCTCATGGCGTACGGCGGCCTGCGGCCCGGCGAGATGCGTTCCCTGCGGTGGGGGGATGTGATGGCGGCGACGATCGTGGTGCGACGCGGCGAACGGATCAGCGGTGCCACCAAGACCGGCAGGAAGGGTGCGCGGAGCGTCCCGATCATCACGGCGATCCGCGAGGACCTCGAGGCCCATGGCCGGCGTGCCGGCGGTGACCTGGTGTGCGGTCCCATGGATGAGGACAACTGGCGCAAGAACGTGTGGCGCCCCGCCCGCCAGCTCGTCGGGTCGACGGCGACGCCGTACAACCTGCGGCACACGGCGGCGTCCCTGTGGATCGCGGAGGGCCTGACGACCCTGGAGGTCGCGAACCGTCTGGGGCACTCCACCCCGGCCCTGACGCACTCCACCTACGGGCACCTGTTCCCCGAGGCGCAGCTGGTGAAGGGCGAGAGCATCGAGGAGGCCGCGCTGCGCGCCCGCGCGACCGCCGCCCAGGATCTGCCGGTGCTGATCGAGCGGGCCCTCACCGCGGCCCGGGCGCGTCTCACGGAGGCCCAGGAGACGCTGGCGGCCGCGCAGGGTGACCAGGCGCAACGCGCCGCCCGCAACGCGGTGCGGTCCGCTCGCGCGGTCCTGCGCCACATCGAGGCGCACCCGGCGGTCCGCGAGGTGTGAGCTGGAAGTCTCCCTCGTCACGACAGGTGCTCGATCCATGCGACGGCATCCGGTGCCGGTTCAGCTACCGGGATCGTCGACCAGGTGAACGGCTTAGCGATCCAGCTTTTCGAGTCGAACGGGCCTTTCGTGCGGTCAATGGTGAGGTCGCCCTCGTGCTCGCGGATGCTCTTGCCGCATTGGTCGCAGCACGGTCCGCCGATGAAGTGGTACCAGCGGCACCCGTGCTCCGCGATGTCCGCCCTGATGGCGGTCCAGTCCCCGAGCTGGATGGTGTCGCCGCGCCAGATGCTCATGCGGCGGCCTCGGTGATCTGGAGTTGCGCGTCGATGCTGTAGACGTGGAACGGCCGGACGCGGCCGGCGACGGTGCGGGCGTGGATGTGGCCCTGTTCGGCGAGCGCATCGAACGTGCGGAGCTGGAACCCGGCGCGCCGGACCTGGAACTGGCTGGCGGGCTGGTTGGCCTGCAGCCACCGGATGGCGTCGCGCTGCCGGGCGGTCACGATGCCACCGCGATCGTGAGCTGGCCGCCGGCGGGCGGGAGCTGGCCGGCGTGCGGGTCGTGTTCGCTGGTGCGGTACGGGTCGGGGTAGACGCGGTCCGCGAGCTGCACCGGTTCGGGCCACAGGCCCGTGGGGTACTTCTGGCGGGGCGGGTCGACGCCGACGTACCGCCACGGGATGTTCTCGTCGAGCTCGGGGCCGGGCTTGACCCAGCAGCGCCGCACGAGCGCGGTGTCGGTGGTGCCGCACGCGGGGCACGGGCCGTCGAGCGGACCGCCGGGGCTGTTCGGCAGCACCTTGCCGGCGGGCCGGCCGTCGTGGGTGTAGGCGGTGGCGGTCAGCCACGCGCGGCGGTCGCCGCACGCCCCGCACTCCACCCGGTACGTGTGCCGCGGGCGGGTCACGGCCGCACCGCCTGGCCGGCGGGTGCATACTCGGCTTGGGCGGCGACAAGCGCGGCGGGGATCTCCTCCAGGCTGGTGACGTCCCCAATGCGAACGCCGGTGTTCCACCGCCCGCCGTCTCCGCGGGGGTGGTCCCACGGCAACTGGCCCTGCCGGTGCGCGGCGAACAGCATCCGGCCGCGAGCCATGAGGCCCGGGGGGTTCTCGCCGACGAACACGGCGACCGGGTGCCACGATTCCGCGTTCTCGTGCCGCGGCCCGTCCCAAGCCATCATCACCCAAATGCGGTCGTCGCTCACGGCCTGACCTCGACCTCGCCGCGGCGCATGACCTCGGCGTAGTGAAGGACGGCGACGCGGTCCCACACGAACCCGCCGCCGGGCCCGCGGTGCACCGTGCCGAGCTTCCCTGCGCGGGACAGCTCGATGACGTGGTGTTCGGTGACGCCGAGGATGCGGGCGGCTTCTGCGCGACCGATGAACGCGGGCATCACCGGCCCCCGATCGTGGCCTTGACCTCGTTCGCGATCGCGGTGAGCGTCCCGGGCCCGCCGTACTTGCGGGGGCGGGGTGCGGGGAGGCGGCGGGGCCCGTCGGGGCTCGGCATGCTGTTCGCGTCGATGAGCCAACGGTCGGCGGGCTTGATCGCGATGAGCTGGCCGTCGCGGATCATGCGGATGATGGTCTTCACCGAGCAGCGGAGCACGGTGGCGGCTTCGTCGGTGGTGAGGTAGCGGGTGGTGTTCACCAGACGTCTCCCGGTCCGTCGGTTCGGGTGGGCGGGGTGCGGTCGAGCCGTTCGATAAGCAGCTGGGCCAGGCCGCGGAGCGCGGCGGTCGTGCGGCGTTCCAGCTCGAGGAGTTGTTCGGCGTGGTCGGCGCGGGCGCGCTCGGCGTCCAGCTCGGTGCGCAGAGCGTCGCCGCGAACAAGCAGCGTCAGCTCGGTAGGCGTGCTCATGCGGCGGCCTCCTGGCGGGCGCGGGCGAGGTGCTCGCGCACCTGGTGCTGCCGCTCGGGGGCGTGCTGGGCGCAGTAGTCGCTGCCGGCCATCGCGAGAGCGCGGCACGGGCGGCCACGGCCGGGGTAGGTGGTCTTCCGGCCGGCGCACGTCGGGCGGTCCAGAACCTCGCCGCGCTGCACCCGGAGGGCTCGGCGGTGGGCGGGGTCGACGTTCCCGCGCGGCGCCAGTCCGTGGGTGGTGCTCGCCGCCCGGGTCGCGGCGATCCGGTCGCGGCGTTCCAGGCCGAGGCGGGCGAAGCCCTGCTGGATGCCCATCGCGCAGCTCTTGACGGTGGCGTACCGGGTGCGCGGGTGGATCTGCTGGGCGAGGGCCCGGAGGCTCATGCCCTGCTCGTAGGCGCGGTGCAGGGCGCGAAGCTGCGTGTCGGTGAGGTACCCGTGGACGCCGGCGGGCTTCCCGCCGCCGCGCTTGCGGTCGGCGGGCGCCTGGTCGTCGCCGGTGATGTCGTTCAGGTGCAGGCCGAGGGTCACGAGGATCTGGTCGGCGCGCTCGAGCGGCACCGCGTCGGCGTGTTGCCAGCGGTGCATGGCGCGCGCCCAGCTCGCGGGCAGGTCGCCGTGCCGGTCGCTGCACAGGTCCCACAGGTCGCTGCGGGTCAGGTCCCGGGCGGCCAGCTCACGGTCGACGAGGGCGAGCAGGGCGTGGGCGTTGACGGTGCTCACGCGACACCCCACGCGATGAGTGCGGCGATGGTGGTGAGCAGCGACCCGATGCCGTACCCGGCGATGAACCACCAGAACGCGATGCGCTCGCTGGTGGTGCCGTCGGGGGACGGGCGGGCGGTGCGCGCCGGGTGGGCGGCCTCGCGGGCCTCGATGCGGGCGAGCTCGTCCATGCCGGCGCGGGTCTCGCGGTACGCGATGCGGTAGGGCCCCTCGAAACTGGGGTGGGTGCTGTGCCTGCGCGGGTTGGCCGGCAGGTCGTTGAGGGCGTCGTTCATGCCTTCCCGGTCGCCCCACGTCTCCATCGCGCGCTCGACGTCGCGGTCCCGGCGCACCTCGATGGTGATCACAGGCGCGGTCGGGGGGGTGGTGGCCTGGCAGTACCGCCGGTCGCACAGGAGGACGCGGTACGGGGCGCGGGCGTTGCTGGTGGCGTGCCAGTACCGGCCTGCGCGGCGGATCGTGGTGACGCGGGCGCGGGGGCTGGTGCTGTACCGGCGGATGCCGGCCTGGATCGCGGTCCGCATCGCGGGCTTGGTGTCGGCGGTCGCGTGGATGGGGAATCCGGCGGCGGCGCTGACCCGCGGCGTGGTCGCTGCGGTCGCGTCGATCACGGCGGCGAGGCCGACCAAGGCGGCGGCGGCGATGAGGGCGCAGCGGGTCACCTGTCCACCAGCTTCCGGATGTCCCGCGCGGCGCGCTCGGCGGCGCCCGCCGTGCAGCGCGCCTCCTCCGCGATGTCGTCGAGCTGCCCCAGCGCGCGGGCGAGCGGGCCGATCTCATTGGCCCACCGGGTCATCGCGTTCAGGCAGCGGATCAGGCACTCGGTCTCGCTGAGCGCACCGGCGCGCATGAGCGCGCGCGCCAGCTCGGCTTCGCCCAACAGGTCGGCGGCGGCGTCGATCGCCTCGGTGAGGTCGATGGATGCAAATGCGGTAGTCACGACCAGGTCTCCCCGTTGTCGGGGTTCGCGACCCACCGGGAGATCGCGGCGACCGCGTCCCCTCGCGTCGGCCACCCGGCACGGCCGGCGACGCCGGTCGGCGCCCACCCGGACAGCGTGCTGGTGATGTACCAGCGGCCGGGGGTCGTCATCCCCTTTTCGCCGTTCTGCTTGCCCTTCACGATCGCCAGCACGAGGGGCTCGGCGGCGAACCCGTCCTCGGGGCGGGACGGGAGCATGACGGTGGCGGTGTAGTTGCCGGTCCGTTCGTTCTTGACGAGGACGACCTCGGGCAGGTCGTCGCGCTTGGTGGTCAGCAAGGCGCTAGCCTTCCTTCCGATCGGCCCCGGACGTTCTGCTTGCCTGGCGGGCGTCCGGGGCTGGTGTGTTCTGGGACGGGTTGTGTGGCGTGGAGCCGTGAGCGTCGGGTAGGTTCGACGCATGGGCACGCTCACGGATGAGCGCGGAGTCGGCGGTCAGAAGCGAATCGACCGTGACGCCGTAGACATGCGCCAAAGCTGCGACGTGTTCCAACTGCGGGGTTCGCCTACCAGCTTCGGCGAACTGAAGCGTGGCCCGGACGATGCCGGCGGCCTTCGCAGCTTCGCGCTGCGACAAGCCGGCGGCCTGGCGCGCGGCCACCAGAGCTTCGGGAGAGAGAGCGATGTCAGGCGACGTGGTCATGGTTGACAACCTTAGGCCTACTATCGGCCGGTGTCAACACGAACTTAGGCCCATGCACGTGCGTGATGCGAGCCGGGCTACAAAGTTAGGCTCAGGGGTGATGGAGGCGTTCGCGAAACGGCTGCGCGAGCTGCGGACTGCCCGAGGTATCTCTCAGGAAGCTCTCGCGGCGGCGGCGGGAGCCAGCAAGGCCACCATTCAGAATTGGGAGAACCAGCGGCGGTCACCCAGCCTGCGCGACGCGGCTCGAATCGCTGACGTCCTGCAGGTCAGCTTGGACGAGCTCGCCGGCCGAAGCTTTAGGTCACCAGGCGAAGGCCTGGACGGCTTGGTGCACCTAGCGGAGTCCCTGAGCGATCCTCCGGAAGTGCCTCAGCCCACCGGACAGCGCGCGAGCGAAGAGCGGCGGCGCACTGCGGGTCGTCGCGCATCAGATCAGCACCCCAGCTGAGCGCCACGACGACGGCCTCGACAGCCAGCCGATGGCGATCATGCGCGGGCAGGACCATCAGCGGCTCGGGGTCGGGAAGGCTGGGCACCTGTCTCTCCATGCGTCGTGCTGGCGGTCCGCGATCCAGCGTAACCGGACTTCCGGTCGGCCGTGAACCCGCCCTCCGTTTAGTTGCCGCTGCGCGCTTTCAGCGCCTTGGCGGCGCTGCACGAACACGATCTCGCAGTTTTTCGGCGGACTGGACCTTCGGCGGGTAACGAAAGTCGATGAGCCGGACATATCGTCCGGCCGAGGACCAATCCGCAACCCTTAGGACGCCTCCATGTCCACGCACCAGCCGCCACCGCCACCGCCACCGCCACCGCCACCACCGCCGCCGCCCTCGAGTGCTGCACCGCCGCCTGGTGGTGGGTGGCGCCGGTTCCGTTCATCACCGCGATGGGCGCAGGCCGCCGCCTGGGTCGGCGTCGCATTCGTCGCGCTGATCATCATCGGCGCGGTCGCCGGTGACCCAGACGCCGACCAGGCCAGCAGCACGCCCACGCAAGCCGTAGCGACCACGGCACCCAGCGCGCCGGCGCCGGCCCCGCCGCCTGAGGAAGTCGACACCGGCAGGATGAGCGGAGGTGAATTCAACGTGTCGACGCAGGCGGTAGCGGAGGCCAACGCCGAGATCGAGGCCTACGCCGAGGGCATCGGCGGCGAGTGCGCCGCGCTGTTCGGAGCGTTTGAAGCCGCAGCTGCCATCGAGTGCGTCAAGGAGTCGTACGACGGGGTGGAAGACGACCTGTCGTTCGTGGTGTTCCAGATGAACGAGGTGCGGGGTGACGTGGCCAAGAAGTGCCGTGCTGCGGTAGAGCGTGTGCGCAAGGTCGCCGACGTGCCGCTGTATCGCGCCTTGAAGCGCAGCAGGGATGCGTTCGTGTCGATCGACGCTGACGCCGCCCGGTCAGCGATCGGCCCGATGCGCCGCGAGATCGCCAGGTGGCAGACCGTGACACTCCAGATGGCCTTGGAGTGCAACCCGGAATAGACGCTGGCAGGTTGCGCCACCCCCACAACCATGTAAAGTGGTTTACGCATGATGACGGACGAGACCAAGGAGGCGTTGCGTGCCTTCGGTAACCGCAGGGCACAGGCCATGCAGGAGGCGCGGCTGGGTGCGGAGGCACGCGACCTCGTCCGGAAAGCAGCATTGGAGGGCGCGACGGTGACGGACATTTCCAGGCTGACTGGAGTGAGTCGGCCGACCGTCTACGCGCTGCTCGCTGATGAGCAGGAGGACGCCGCCGAGTAGCGATGTCCGGCCAGAACCCCGTGGGGGCTCCCCCGCACGCTGTTAGCCGCAGCGCGTGGGATCGACGCCCGCCACGGGGCCACGCACACCGAGGGATAGCTCTGGCGCGTAGGCACCAGCCTACCCGTCAGGGACTCCCTCCCATCCTTGGGAGGTAGCAGCATGGGTAAGCAGCTCACCGAGCTGGAGCAGGCCACCGCGGACCTCCGGGCCGCGCAGAAGACGCACACCACCAAGCAGGCCGCCCTGGCGCGCGCCTACGACGCGGAGCAGGCCGCGGCCGCAGCCGTCGCGCAGGCCCGCCAGGTCGTGCAGGACGTCCTGGAGAAGGAGGCGCGGGAGGCCGCCGCCGCGACGAAGGCCGCCGTCGGCATCCAGCAGCAGCCCGCCCGCCGCCCGGCGCGCCCCGCCCGGCCCGCCGGCCAGCAGCAGCTCACCGACGGCGAGCGCCAGGTCGAGCACGTGCTGCGCAACGTCGGCAGCCAGGTGACGGCGTGACGAAGCTCCCGTGGGAACTGACGACCGGTGAGCTGGTGTGGTCGGTGATCCTCGGCGTCGCGATCTCCGCGTTGCTGATCGGCGCGTTCCTCGCCGTCGCGTTCGCGAAGGTCTCGCGGTGGTCGATGGACGGTGACCGATGACGATCCCCTGGTTCGTGATCTACGCGCCCCTCGTCGTCCTGCTGATCGTCTCCGGGGCGTTGGCGTGGGGGCGGCGCGATGGGTGACTTCCTGCGGTGGGCGATCGGAAACCCGATGCTGTCGCTTCCGCTCGCGTTCTTCGCGTGGACGACGCTGGTATGGAAGCCGAAGGACCCACACGGCCACACCTACAAGCACGCGCCGCGCGGCTCCAAGGGCTACGAGTCGCGCCTCACGCGGCGGATGCTTGCGCACGGCCGTGAGCAGAAGCGGCGCGAGGCGATCAGCAAGCGGAAGGGGTGGTGATGCTCGCCCACCTCACAACGGCCGACGTCGTCGTGAGCTTCGCCGAGCTGCGTGAAGCGAACGGCACGATCGGCCTCGCCGCCCTGGCGTTCTTCGCCGTCGCGTACCTGCTGCACAAGGCCGGCCGGTGAACGACGCCCTCGGCAAAGCCACGTTCGTGTGGTGCGCCGCCGCGTTCCTGTGGTGGCTCGGGGTCGACCGGTACGGCCAGACGATCCCCGCCGTCGACGCCGCGGACGTCGACCGCCTCCTCATGCGAGAGCTGCCGTTCGCTCTCGCATGGGGATGGGGGGCGCACCAGGTCACCCGCCGCGCCGCCGGCGAGTCGTCGTTCGCTGAGGTCGTCGGCCTCGCCGTGTTCCTGGTCGTGTTCGGTGTCGGCCGAGGCGTGGTGCAGCTGTGAGCAGCCAACCACGGAACGCGTCAACGATGAAGGCGGGGCTGTGCCTGCTCGTCCCCGGCGTGGTGTGGCTTTACGCCACCAGCGGCGTGCACGGGTGGGCGTGGATCCTCACCGCCGCCGGCATGTTCATCATCATCAGCGGGGGGGACTGACCGGATGCTCGACCGGGTGCGCGGGTGGGTGCCGTCACGCGAACAGCTCACCCAGCTGGCGCGCACCGAGGGCCGGTGGGTGGTGGCGATCACCGCCACCGTGCTCCTGGTCGCCGGCGTCACCGCGAACCACGGGGCCGTGGCGTGGCTGCTGCTCGCCGCAGCCCTGTACTCCGTGCGGCCCGCACGGCGGGTGTGGCGGTGGACGAAGCCACGCCGCGACGCGATCGTCCCGGACGCCGCCGGGGCCCGGGGCCTGTACGAGAAGTGGCGGCCCGCCGCCCGCGCCCGGGGCACCGCCGCGCGCCTGGAGGAACGCTGGTTCCCGATCTGCCGGGAGGCGAAGTGGACGCGCGGCACGGGCGACGCCGAGCGCGCCCCGTCCCTGATCTACTGCCGCGCCGACGGCGACGACACGATCGCGCTCGCGTGGCGCCCGTGGATCAACGACGCCGAGACGACGTGGGCGAAGCAGGCCGACACCGTGAAGCAGGCGCTGGGTGCACAGACCGTCCGGTGGTGGTCGCACCCGGAGGACTCCGGGGTCCTCGAGGTCCGCATCGGCATCACACCGCTGCCGCGGCGCGTCGAGCTCACCGCACCGCCACCGCCGGTCACACCCGACGAGCACCTCGCCGTTTACATCGGGCCGCGCGCCGGCGGCGGCGACGCGGTGTGGCGGCCGACAGCGTCGCCGCACACGTTCATCAACGGCGAGACCGGGGGCGGGAAGGGCGTCATCCTGCGCCTGATCCTCGCCCAGGTCGTGCCGTCGTGCCGCGGCCTGATCATCAACCCGAAGGGTGCCGGGGAGTTCGCGTGGGTCGGTGACGCACCAGGCTGGTCCATCGTCGAGATCGAAGTCGCCCCGGATGCCACCGAGGCGCAGGTCACCGCCGCCGAGAACGACCTGCGGTCCCGGATCGTCACCGCCCTCGCGCACGTCAACAGCGAGCGGATCCGCCGGCAGGTCCAGATCCGCCGCGCCGGAGCTGACAACTGGTACGAGCTGCCGCCCCGCCACCGCCCCACCCCGTTCTTCGTTGTGTTCGATGAGGTCGCGGAGGCGTGCGCCGACGACGGCGACGCTGACACCCAACGCATGGGGGAGCTGCTCGCCCGGCTCGCCCGGCTCGCCCGCTCGGCCGGCATCTTCCTCGTGCTGGCTGCGCAGCGCGGAGACGTCGGGACCCTCGGCCCGCAGGGCGGCCAGCTGAGGTCGCAGTTGACGGGATTCCTGGCGGTCGGCGGCATCGACGACACGGGGATCCGGATGCTGACTCGCGGGAGGATGCGGGCCGACATCAGCGCCCTGTCGCAGGGCATCAAGGGGCGGGCGCTGGCCGCCCGGCTGGACAGCGAGGGGGCCGCTGATGTGTGCGTCGTCCAGGTCGCGTTCCTGTCGCAGGCGGCGGCGGCTGGGGCCGTCGGGGCTCGGCTGTCCGGACAGGATGCCGGGCGGGTGTCCGAAGTGGACGGATCGGAGCGCCCCACCCCCCTACGGAGTAGGGGGGGTGGGGCGGGGTCCGGATCGGACGTTTCGGACACCGGTTCGGACAGGCTGTCCGGACGCGGTGGGGCCGCCCCGGCGGCCCCAGCCGGTGAAGACGGCGTCAGGAACGACGAGCGGGGCGCGCAGGCATCAGCGGCCCCTGAGCAGGTCAGCGGGTCGGCCGAGCCTGCCGCCGCGGATGACCATTGCGACGGGGCGCTGATGCTGGGCCCGGGGCCTGCTGCGAGTCAGGGGGACGTGATCACCTTGGCGGAGGCCGCCGAGCGCCTGGGAATCACGTACGACGCGGCCCGCAAGCGGGCCAAGCGGGGGGCCGGGGTGACCTACGTCGACCGCGGGAAGGTGCGGATCACCGCGTAGGAGACGCCCCGCCGGGGGCACACCGGCGGGGCGCCAGGGCCGCCCGGAGCACCCCCTGGCGGTGCCCCCGGCGGCGTCTTTTCGTCAGGCCGGGTCGCCCTCCGCGGGGACATCCAGGTCCGGTTCCGGAGCCTCGATGACCACCGCCGACCCGCCCGTCCAGATGCTTGCGATCGCCTGCCCGGCCTTGCTGAGGATCACCAGACCGGCGAGGACCGCGGACCCCTTCAGCCACACTTCGGGGTCGACGCCGAGGGGTGCGGTGGCGTCCGCGAGCTGCCCGATGACGGGGACGAGGATGCCGAGGGACGCACCGAACATGCCGATCTTGGTGCTCAGTCCGTGGCGTGATGCTGACTCCATGTGGGGCTCCTTGTGTCTGGTTGCGGTGCACACGGGGCCGTGCTGGCATCCATGTGCAAGGCGCACGAACGTGTGGCTCTAGACGACCCGGCCGAGGCCTTGGGTGACGACCTGCGTGCGGTCGACGGTGGTGACCAGGCGCGACACGGGACGCATCCGGCGGCCCGTCTGCGCCGCCCTCAGGGCCATGTCCGCGTCCCTGGCGCGGCGCGTGGTGTACCGGTACTCGGCTGGCATCAGGATCCGCCAACGGCCCCGCCGCTTGGTGAGGGTGGCGCGCTTGCCGAGGGTCCCGAGGCGCCGGCGGGCGTTCGCCGCGAACGCCCGTGACCGCCACGATCCGGGGAGCAACACCCGCCCCTTCGGGTCCTGGAATCCGTACATGCGGGTCGGCTCGGGCGGCGCGACCGCCGCGTGGCGGATCGCGCGAGGGGCGATGACGATCGCCCCAGCGGTGCTCCTGGTGGCCCGGCGGACGCTGTCGCCTTCGTTCCCGCCGATCGTGCCGACCACCCCGCGGGAGTACACGCGCTCGATCATCGCGATGTGCTGGCCCGGCCAGCACAGCATCGCGCCGACGGCGGGGTACGACACGACCGCGCCCTGCGCGTACGCGCGGCGCGCGGTTTCCGCCGTCGACGGGTGGTTCAGGCCGTCGTCGCTGACCTCCGCAGCCCGGTGCGTCCACTGCGTGAACGCGTTGCACCACGGCCACCGGGTGCCACCCAGGACCGTGATGGCCTGGTACTGGCGGACGCGCGGCCCGGTGTTCGACCCCCACGGGACCTCACGGACACCGACCTCGCGGGCCGCCGCCGCCACCAGCTTCTGCGCTGCCGTCACGCTCACCCCCTGCACTCGATGTGGTCTGGGACACGCACGTGGGCGATCCGGACCGGGCCGGTCAACGCACCACGACGGCGGCGACGACGGACCCGACGACCGCGACCCACACCGCCGCAGCGAGGAACACGACGGTCGCGCTTCTCACCGTGTGAACACGCGGCTTGCCGCCGCGCGCAGGCCGACGCCGAGGAGGATCAGCCCCCCGGAGAACCCCAGGACCGCGACCCTCGCCGCCGTCAACGACTCGTAGGTGCCCAACGCCAGGCCCCACACGAACGCCGTGACGGTCGTGAACTTCACCCACCCCGGGCGGTTCGCGAAGTCGGGCGGCGCGGGCGTGGTACTCGTTTCTGGCGGCGTGGGGGTCACCGCTCACCATCCGCCTCCTGCCCTACACCGGGCTGTGCGTCCATCACGGGCGCGGCGGGGTCAGAGTTCTGCTGTGGTGTGCTCGGTGGTCGGCCGGCGGGCAGCCACGCACGGCACGGCCAGCCCTCCCGTCCGCCCGGCGGGTCTGTGCGCACGTCCCCTCCCATCGTCGGCTACGCGACTATCACCGAACGCCACACGCCCGCGGCGTGCCGCACCCAGATACGTGATCCTGTGGTGTCGTAGACGATCGCCCCGAGCGGCGGGACCCCGGTCGCAGCGAAGTCGGCGTCTACGGGCGTGCCCGCCTTGGTCGCCGGCCGGAGCTGCAGAATCCCGATGCTGTTCCGCCCGGACGGTGTGCGGCGCAGCTCCTCCACCTGGCGCTCGAGCTGCGCGATGCGGCGGATGAGTTCCTCCATCGGGGGGCGCACGGCCTCGCTCATGGCGCCTCAGCGGTGATTAGCGTGATCTGTTCCCGGCCGTCGGCGTCGACGGCGAGGTCGATGCCGTGCACCCGGAACGGTTCACCGGTGATCCGCATCGCGCCGCGGCGGGCGGTGACCCGGACGGTGTCCCCGAGGTAGTAGGCCTCCCACGGGCGAGGGGCGTCCGCGGTCAGCTCACCGACCGTGAGGACCGGTGTGGGGGTCTGGCGGGCCTGGACGACGCCTGTCGCTCGCTGGTCGAGGGTCGCCTGGACGGTGATGTCCGGTTCGGATTCCACCGTCTCCAGCAGGCCATACGGGGACGCGGTCGCGACGTTGTAGGTGCTGGTCAGGCCGGCGGTGGCGGTCCCCGTCCCGGTGAAGGTCGCGGCGGTGAGGACCGGCAGGTAGGTCCGTTCGATGGTCTCGACGTTCGACGGAAGGCCGCGGCCGTAGACCAGGTGCACGTCGGGGCGGTCCGTGCCCTGCTGGGCGTAGACGCGGAGGTTCGCCATCACCGCGGTGGGGATGGCCTCCGACCACCCGTCGCGCGGGTCGATGTCGATGTCGGGCCCGCTGATCACGCGGGTCAGGTCGTCCAACAGGTTCAGGACGGGCCGCCGGTCGTAGGTCCGGTCACGGGTGACCCCGGTAGTGACGCCACCCTGCCGGATCCAGGTGTCCCCGCCGGGCCGAGAGTTCTGGGTGGCGACCAGGTTCCAGGCGATCAAGCCCTGGTCGGTCGCGGCGTAGGTCTCGGTGCCAAGGCTGTAGCGCGACCCGAGGACCCACCTGGGGTCCGAGAACACCGCCTCGATGGTCCCGCCACCGGCGTCCTCCCGGACGGCCTCGGCGGGCACCGACCCGTAGAACACCAGCTGACGCGTCAGGGCCGGGTTCTGCGCGAGCTCGGCCTGCGTGCGGGACCGGTACACCTTCAGGCGGGCAAGGCCGGGGGCGAGCTCGGCGGCCAGCGGGTCCTCCAGGTCGAGGACCAAGCGGGCGGTGTGAACGCCGTTCAGGCGCCACGCGCAGGAACGGTCGCGGGCGTCGAGGGCCTCCCCGAACGGTTCCCCGGAGGCCCTGCACACCACGAACGACCAGTCGCCCACCGGCGGGCTACCCGACGCTCAAGGTGATCAGGGGCACCGGGACGGAGATCGTCCCGGCGGCTGTCGTGCTGGCGTCGGTGAATGCCAGGAGGGTTTCCGGGACGACCGTCCCGCCCGCTGCGGCGCGTAGCGCCAGGTTCGGGCTGTGCGGGCCGATAACTGCGGTGTCGCCGGATTGGTTGGACGGGTCGACACCGGGGAAGGTCATCGCGCCGGCGGTGAGCGCCCACCCCGCAAACACCCAGTAGGCGCCGGCCTCAAAAGTGGTCGCCGCGATCGTGAGCGATGGGCGGACGTAGGCCGAGGCGGCCCCCGTGATGGCCTGTGCGCCGGTGTCCACTACCCGCCGGGCGCTGGCGTCGAAGATCGCCAGGGCCACGTTCCCGGTCAAAGCCGTTACGGACTGTTGGCGATAGGCCCAGCGGATGCGGGTGGCCCCGACGATCCGTCGCGGGAGGTAGCAGAGAACCGCCGACTGGAGGTTGTTGTATGCCGCTGCGGAAACGAACGCGACCTGCTGGACAGGCCGCAGATACGGCGTCATGGCCTCGATGTCACCGGCGAATCCGGGGCCTGGTGGCAGGACCCCGGGGATCGGGAACTGCCGGCGGTCGCGGATCGAGGCGGTGAGGATGCTGGCGGCGGCGTTCGCGACCAGGATGTCGGCGAGGAGGATGGAGCTGGCCGGCAGGACGGCGGCGCCCGCCCGGTTGTCGAGGGTCGCACCGGCGGTTGCGGTGCCGGCGACCACCCGGATCCGGGCGAGGCTCGACGCCCCGGTGTGCTGCTGGTCGAGAACCTCGAGGACCACCTGGTCCAGGCGCGGGTTACCGGACGCGTTGGCCGAGACCGCGACGTTCAGCTGGGGAACGTAGGCCGTCGTCGTCGGGGCCGCCCGGTCCATGTTGTCGACGCGGTAAAGGCCCTGCCCTTCACGCGTCGACCCGCGGACCCACGCCTGCATCAGACCGACACCTGTCGCGCCGACATCGACGCTCATGTTCGCGCCCGCCTGCCGCTGGATCACCCGGTAATCGTTGAACCCGGCGACGCCGGGGCCGGGCGGGTCGCCGCCGTAGTGCCCCCGCAGGTCCCACGCGGTGTAGACGTTGGTGTTCGCGTTCAGGAACTGCGGGCGGGTCGTGATGTTGGTACTCACCAGGGGCCTCTCACAGGTAGGCGTCGCGCCAGGCGACGGTTAGCTGGGTGCTGCCGCCGTAGCCGCCGGCGCCGTAGATCTGGAGCTGGTTCACGCCCCGGGCGATGCGAGGGAACACCGAGTCGGCCCACCGCAGCGCCCCGAGGGCGTTGGCGCCGGCGACCGTCGCGGACCGCCGGACCGGGTTCGTTTCGATCTGGAGGGCCGCCCCGTCGGCGAGGGTCAGGCCGTCGAAGAACAGGAACTCCCCGGTGGTGGCGTTCCCGACGACGGGTCCATTGATCGGCCCTTGGACGGTGATCGTCGGCCAGGTGTGGACCGTCCCGGCGTTCGTGACGGTCGCGGTCCCACCGGACGCGCCGGCACCGAACGGGATGGGGAACACCACCGGCAGGGGGAACCCGCCGGAGGTCGACGGCGGGGCGACGCTGACGGATTGCAGGGTCTGGGAGTAGCCGCGCGGGTCGGCGGCGCGGAGCTGCAGCTGGTAGGGGATGATCGGGGCGCCGCCCTCCAGCACGGGGAGCGCTTCGCCGGCGAGGCGGACGGTGGCCTGCAGGACCGGGCCGGTCTGGCCGTCCTGCCAAGTGAGGGTCGCATCCGTCCCGATGCACCCGTAGAACACGGCGGCGATGGTGCGCCATTCCGCGAGGGCAGCGTCTTGGGTCGCGCCCCAGACCTCCCCCTCGATGACGATCAGGCGGGGCCCGAGGTACGCGGCGCGCGGTTCCACGGCCCCGTCGTCCTCCGGCCGGTCGCGGGCCGCCCCGCGGACCCCTGGCGGGCCGGTGAGGCCCTCCACCTTGATCACCGACCGCGTGCTGGTCTCATGGAGACGGACCGCCCCGAGGTCCAGGTAGGACAGCATCAGCTCGCCCCCACGGTTCGCAGCTGCCACGACACGGCGGCCATCAGCGCCCGCGGGTCATCGGCAGCGGCACCCGACGGGTAGATGTTCATCGTGATCTGGTTCCCGCCGGCCGCCCCGCGGCCGCCGACCAGGCCGCGGGCCTGCTCCAGCAACGTCCGGGCGCGCTCACGGTTCCGCAGCGGCAGGATCAGCTCGTCGCCCTTCTCCCCGGCGAGCATCAGCGTCGGGCTGGTCACCAGCGCCCCGATCGCCGCCCGCCGCGGACGCAGCTGCTGGTGGCGGGCCAGGGCCCGCTGCGCCGCATCCAGGGCCTCCTGGGCCTTCGCCTTCTGCTGGGAGGTCTCCGCCTCTTTCACCTTCCGGCGGGCGTCAGCGACGCGCTCCCTGAGCGCCGCGTTGCGCTCGGCCCACTCGCGCTGCTCGATCCCGGCGGGCGACACGACCGCCGGTTGCCCGCTGACGCGCCCCCACCTGGGGTCGCTCGTCAGAGCTTCGGCCTGCGCCCGGATCGCGCCCAACGCGTCCGCGAAGGCACGCTGGATCGACTCCCCGAGGGTGTCGCCGATCAGGGTCCCCATCGGCCCGGTGATCGCGTTCACCTGGGCGGTGAAGTCCTGGTAGCTGATCAGGCCACGGTTCAGCCGGTCCGTGAGCTCACGCAGACTTGATTCGGTGCGGGCCTTGTCCTGCTCACCCTCCGCCTCCAGGGCGGCCCGCCGCTGGTCGAGGCTCGCCTGGATCGCGCGGGCTTCCTGCTCCAGCGTCCAGGTGGCAAGGGCCTGCTGGGCGTCCGCGCGGTCTTGGTCGGTCTCGGCGTCCGCGACAGCGCGTTCCAGGCGCGCTTTCTCCCGGGCGGCGGCTTCCTGCTCGAGCTGGGTCTGGATCTCCCGCAGGCGGGTGGCCTCCGGGCTGTTGTCCAGGGCCCCGGTGCGGCGCGCGGTGCGGGCGTCGATCGCCTGGCCGATCGTGGACCCGATGTCCGTCGTCAGGCTCGACAGGTTCCCGCGGGCGTCCCGGACCGCGTCCCTGACGGTGTTCGTCAGGGCCCGCTGAATCTTGCCCTTCCCGGACTCCAGCGCCTTCGTCGCGCCCCGCACGATCGGTTCACCGATGTGGATCCTCCCGCCGTGCTCGACGGGGCTGAACGGGGACAGGCTCGACAGGGCGCTCCGGATGGAGGACTCCGCCTTGCTCTTGATCGCCCCGAACAGGCCACCAAGTCCACTCACGACGCCGCTGACGATCATCGCGCCGACGCCGACGGCCCACGCGAACGCCACCGAACGCGCTGACACCAGGGCGCTCGTGATCTTCCCGATCAGCTGGCCGGCGAGCTGGGCAAGGCCGGACAGGCCGCGGTCACGGATGCCGTTCACGATCGCGCGGCCGACGGCGACCGCCGCGCCGAGGACGCCACCGACGACCGCCCGGATCGCGCCGATCACGGCGCGCATGCCGGCGGTCGCGATCATTGCCAGGCCACGCATGACGCCGCTCCAGTCCCCACGGATCGCTGCGGTCACGGTCTGGAAGACACCGCGGATGATGTTCAGCATCGGGGCGAACACGACCGACAGGACCCGCAGGGCGGTCCGGGCGACACTGAGCAGGTCATCCCCGAACCGGCTCCACAGCTGCGTCGCGGTGCGCACCGCGCTGGTGAACGCGCCACGCAGGGCCGCGGCGACCGCGTTGACGCCCGCCCGGAACGTTTCGCTGCGGCGGTACGCGACGACGATGATCGCGACGAGGGCGGCGATCGCGGCGACCGCGAGGAACACGGGGTTCACCGCCATCGCGGCGGTCACCAGGGCGGTCGCCGCCGCCCACGCCCTAGTCGCTGCCACCACGGGGCCGAGCACGGCGGCGAACGCCGCGACCCCGAGGACCACGTCCCCGATGATGTCGGCGTTCGCGATGAGGAACCCGACGGTGGCCGCCAGGGCCGCCCCGAACGAACGGACCGCCGCCGCGATCCGGTCGATGGTGCCAGCCTCCTGAGCCCGCGTGACGAAGTTGGCAACACGCGTAGCGGCGTCAGACAGCACCGGAATGAGTGCTGTCCCGAGCACGATGCCGACGCTGATCAGTGCGTTGCGGAGCTTGTCGAGCTTGGCCGCCAGGTTGTCGTTGAGCTTCGCCATGATCTTGGCGAGCACACCTTGGTCCGACAGCTTGTTCTCGAACTGTGCGAGGGCCTCGGGACCCACCTCGTAGAGCGCCAACAAGGTACGGACACCGTCGGTACCGGCCAAGGTCGCAAACAGGGCGGTGCGCTGGGCCTTTGTCAGACCACGAGTGCGCTCCCGCAGCATCGTCGAGATAGCAGCGGCATCCTTCATCTGGCCGTTGGCGTCGAGGAAGCTCAAGCCGAACTTCTTCGCGGCGTCCGCCTGCTGCTTGGTCGGCTTGATCAGCTGGATCAACGCCGTCTTCAAGCTGGTGCCAGCGTCGGAGCCCTGCACTCCTTGCTTCGCCAAGGCCGTCAGGAACGTGATGGTCTCCACGTACGACAGGCCCGCGCTCTTGGCGCTGTTGCCGGACTGCACCAGGGCCGCCCCGAAGTCCCGCACGTCGGCAGTCGTCATGTTCGCTGCCTGCGCGAACGACGTCGCGATGAGCATCGAGTCCTTGCCGCTCAGCCCGAACATCGTCATGGCGTTCGAGGTGAACGTCGCCGCCTCGCCCAACTTCAGATTCCCCACCGTCGCCAGGGTCAGCGCGCTCTTCAGGCCGCCGCTGAGGATCTGCTGCGTGGTCAAGCCGGCTTTCGCCAGCTCGATCTGTGCGTCGGCGACCTCCAGGGCGCTGAACGTCGACGTGCTGCCGAGGCGCAGCGCGGCGCGCTCCAGCTTCGCCATCTGCGGTGCGGTCGCACCAGACACAGCCGCAACCGTGCCCATCCGCTTCTCGAAGTCCGCGGCGACCTTCACGCTGCCGCCGACCGCGGCAGTCACGGCGGCGCTCGCGGCGACCAGGCCGCGGCTCATGACCCGCCCGAACGTGCCGCTGCTGGTCACGGCCCGGCTGAACGCCCGCTCCAGAGAGCGGGCGTTGCCGATCAGGTTGACGGTGACTTGGCGCGCCATCTACCTGGCCGCCTGCTGGGCGCGCCGGTGGTGCTCGGCGAGCTTGGTCAGGTGGTCGAACACGTCGTCCAGCTCGTCGGGGCGGAGATCCTGCATCTCCCACGGCCGGATGCCGAAGTGCTCGGCGATGACCGGGGTCCAGAGGTCACGGGCGTCTAGCCCTTGCTCGATGAGGTCGCTGGGGCGGCGGGCGCGGCGGCGCCGGCCGCCACGACCGGGGGGTCAGCGTCCTCCACGTCCTCGAAGTCCTCCGCCGGGGTGAAACTCGCCATCACCTCGAACAGGTCGAGATCCTCGAGCGCGCGGTCCCCGATGCGCGGGTCGATGGCCTGCATCGCGATCAGCACGACCCCCGCCCACGCGTCCGGGTCGGCGTTCTGCAGGGCGGTCATCAGCACGACCGGAGGCATGCCGGTGGCCTGCTTGATCCGTTTCGCTTCCCGAATCGTCGGGGACGTGATGTTCGGCAGCTCATACCGGCGGCCCTTGATCTCTACGGTGCCGAAGCTCATGCGGTGTGCCCTCCCGCGGTCATAGGTTGTGCTCGCGCAGAACCAGGTTGAGGCGGTGTTCCAACACGGTCACCGCTTCACCGGCCTTCGCTTCCAGGGCGGGCTCCAGGAACGCCCTGGGGCCACTGCTGCCCGCCCCGCGGCCCCCGTACTCGAACCGAGCGGGGTACAGGTAGCCGCGGTGCCGGGCGGTGCTGGCGATCACCACGGACCGTGGTGTCGCCCTGGTGACCCGCGTCCCTGCGTGCAGGTCACCGGTGCGCTGCGTGAACTGCCCGCGGATCCTGCTGCGGGCTTCATCCCGGACGACGTTGCCGGCCGCCCGGAGGCCCCGGTACAGGGCACGCCGTGCCCCCCGGTCCCCCATCGTCCGCAGGTCCCTCTCCAGCTCGGGGAGGCCCTGCACGTAGGCGGCGGCGAACCCCATCAGCTCGCCAAGTCCAGCGTCTGGTACGTGCACGTCACCGGCTGGTTCGTGCCGTCGTTCAGCACCCGGAACGTGTACGTGACGGTCACCAGGTCCGGGCCCTCGATCGTCGGGCTCGCAGGTTCCCACCGGCAGGCGGGGCACAGCAGCCCGAACGTCGCGGGGATCGCGGCCTCGAGGATCGGGCCGGTGAAGTCGATCTGGAACGGGGCGATGCGGCCCGCCGGCGTCGCAGCGTTGTACCGGTTCGCCATCGCGAGGGACTCGAACTCCATGACCAGCTCACCGGTGATCTCCGCCATCGCGTTGAGGATCGGTTGCTTCTTGCGGGTGTCGCCCCGCATGAAGTACCGCTCCGTCGCCAGGGGCCGGGGGATCGTGAGGCGGAACGACCGGGCATCGACCAGCGCACCGCCGACCCTGGCCTGCGCCTGGCCGAAGTGGAACGGGGTCGCGCCCGTTGCGTAGCTCGCCGCGGCGAGCGCGATGTCGGTCCGCTCATCGTACGAGTCGAGCTCCAGGGCGAGCATGAGGAACCCGTCGACCTCGCACGAGAACTCAGCCTGGGTGATCTTCGTCCCCGGGTACGTGAACGCCCGGACGTTGCTGGCGGACCCGGTGATGTCCGGCACGCCCTTCTGGTACGTGAGGGACCGGTTCCACGCGTCCCCGAGGGTGTGGGTGTGCAGCCGGCTGTTCGTCCCGCCGACCGGGGTGGTGATCACGGCGGGGGCACCCATCGCGTGGGCGATCGGCAGGCCGAAGCCCCGGTCGACCACCTCGAACTCGATGCCGCCCGTCGCGCCCTTGCGGTTCACCGCGAACCGGTCGGACCGCAGGACGGTGTTGCCGGGCCGCATGCCGGCGGACTCCACCGGCTCCTCCTGCAGCTCCATCGACTCGCTGTTGAACTCCAGGAACCTGGTCACGGTCACCGGGTCGCCGTACCCGGCGCCCGGCGTGGTCTGGGCGATCGTGAGGCCCGTCGCGCCGTTGCCGACGGTGAGGGGCGCGACGTTCCGGCCGGCGACCAGCGGGCCGCTGAACGTCACGGTGACGGCGGTCGGCAGGGCACCGCCGGCGCACACGACGCCGCCGGACCCGATGTTCGGGAGGGCCTCGAGGGCGGCCTGCACGGCGGCCGCGGCAGCGTTCACCGCGATCGGGGCGGTCGCAGCACCCTCGAACACCAGGGTGAACGGGACGCTCGCGGTGCCGCTGATGGTCTGCACCTCGTTGGTGTACGCCTCCGCGGCGAAGCCGACCTGGGCGGAAAGTCCGGATCCGATGGGCACGGGTCAGTCCTCCTCGGCCGCGTCGGCCGTGTCGTCCGCCTGCTTGCCGCCCTTCCGGGGGGCCTGGGGGGCGGGGGTGGGTGCGGGCTGCCAGTTCGACGGCTGCTCGAGCAGCCGCATCGCCTCGGCCTCCGGGACGTCGATGCTCTGTCCGCGCTGACAGACGGCCACGGTGGCGCCGTCGGGCAGGCGGATCTCGACGCCGTCGTGCGGGCCGACGTAGGTGATCAGCACGGTGGGTCTCCTGTCTCAGATGCGGGCGGCGCAGCTGATGTCGATCAGCACGCGCGCCTCCCGCTCGGTGGTGGACGCGAACTCCCGGTGGACCAGGTCCGTGACCTGCGCCCACCGGACGACTCCGCCGAACGCGGGCTGCACCGCACCCCACGCCCGGACGCTTTCCTCGATCGCCGCGGCGAGCTCGAACGCCCGCTCGGTGACGGTCTGCTGCCGCTCCCTGGCGGGGCGCAGGACACTGACGACGGCCTCCAGCACGTACCGTTCCTCACGGCGCTGCAGGCCGAGGGTCGCGGCGCGCTGCCCGCCGGGGAACGGCCCGTTCGTGCCGTCATCCGACCGGGTGTCCCCGAACCACACCCAGTCCGGGTGGTTCCCCGGGGGCAGGCTCATCCCGTAGTCGACGCGGACGCCGGCCAGGCCCGGGTCGAGGGCGAGGCGCTCCAGGAGCGCCGCCTTGAACGCGGGGATCGTGGAGGTGGCCATCAGGCGAGAACGATCCGGTCCAGGTGCTGGAGGAGGCGGTGGGCGGCCATCGGGATCGCCCACGTTGCGCCACGGTCCGGGAGGACCTCGCGGCCGCCGTCGAGGTCCATCCCATATTCGCCGACGGCCCGATCCATCCATGAACCGACCGTGATCACCGCGGCGCGCCGGATGTCGTCGGGGATGTCTGCGGGGCCCCAGGCGCCCCACGCGCCGGCGACGTCCATGAGGGCGTATCCGAACTCGCGGGCGGTGGTGCTCGCCAAGCTCACCGACGCGCCGAGGCGTAGGCGGGTGTATGTCCCGGTGAACGGGTCCGCCCCGATCGGCTCCAGCATCACCTGGGATCCACCGAGGACCTGGGGGCTCGCGGACTCCGGGTGGAGGGTCACGGTCGTCGCGGACCGGAGGTCCCATTCCCCGAGGTCGACCAGCTGGCCGGTGACCCGGAGGCGACGCGTTGCGGTGACCTGGGGCCGCAGCTCGCGGCTGTATCGCCGCATGATCGCGCGACTCGCGGCGGTAATGAGGGCATCGATCAGGTCGTCGTGAGTGGTGTGCGAGATCTCCAGGTGGGCGCGGACCTCGGGGAGGCTGGTGAGGTCAAACGCGCCGGTGGCGGCCGCGAGGCCGGTGGAGATCACCAGCTCCTGTTCGGACCATTCGGTGGGGGAGCTGGGGGCGTCGGTCCAGTAGACCAGGAACTCCCCGGGCGTCGAGGGCGCCGGCGACAGGGTGTAACGGTAGGTCCGGGCGTCGACCGGGTCCGCGGTGATCCCGGTGGTGGTGCGGGGGATGACGACGGTCCGGTCGGACTGCTGGAGGATCTCGACGCCGATGGTGCCGGCCAGGCCCGGGGTCCATCCGGTGGTCCGTAGCGTGACGGTCCCGCCGGGTGCGACGGTCTCGCTCATGCCTGTTCGTCCTGTTCGGCCAGGGCCAGGGCGAGGGCGACGCGGGACGCCCGGATGGTGCGCCGCACGATCGCGCGGAGCTGCGCGAGGGTGGCGGTGTCCACCACCACCAGGTCTTCCCCGAGCTGGGCGCGCAGCACCCGGGCGCGGTCCTCCAGGGACCGGCGGGCCGCGACCTCCGGCGGGTCCGGCGGCCCCGTCCACGGCGCACCGCGCCATTCGTCGGCCTTCACGACCTCCGCACCCGCCCCCGCGTCGAACGGCTGGACGCCGTCCCACCGGATCAGGGCGACCGGCTGGCCGTCCCGGACGATGAGGTAGTCGGCTACGGGCCGGGCAGCGGTTACCTGGTCGATCGCGCCGACCAGAGAGGCCGCCGCCTCGACAGGCACGCCATTGACCGTGACCGTGGTCTCGGGCTCCACCGCTACCCCCCCCACTCGGTGATGATGATCCCGATGCCAGGCGCACCCGACCCGCCAGCGCCGGACAGGTGGGTGTCGCGGCTCGCGCCGCCACCGCCACCACCACCGCCGAACGACTGGCCGTTCCCACCCGCACCGGCGGGGCCGGTCTGTGCGGACGCCCCACCGGACCCGCCGTACCCGAACCGGTAGACCGTGCCGCCGATCTCGAAGAACGGGAATCCCAGGGTGACACCCGGTTGGACGCCGGCCCCGCCTGGTGCGACGCCACCGGAGATGGCGCCTTGAGTGATGATCTGGAACCCGCCGGCGCCGCCGTTCTGCGGTGTGGTGCCGGTCGTGAGGCCACCGCCGGAACCGCCGCCGGTGCCGCCCTGGATCGCCCCGCCGCCTTGCGCGCCAGGCGAGCCGGCGGTGCCGACCGCCCCGGCACTCGACACGTTCGGGTAGCCGGATGCGGCAGCCCCGCCAGTGCTGTTCCCCGGGGTCTGGCCGCCGCCGCCCGCGTTCGCGAAGAACCCGGCGCGCACGCTTTGGCCGGTCGTGAGGATCGCGGCGAGCGTGCTGAACCCGTTCGTCCCGTTGACGCCGACAGTGTTGTCGGTGGTGACCGCCGGACCGCCGGGGCCACCGGCCCCGACCGTGACCGTCCCGCTTTGGGTGAGGCTCGCGGGGAACGTGTAGTCGCAGCTCGGGCCGCCACCGCCACCGCCACCGCCGGACGCCTGCACACCGGCCGGGACGCGGGCACCGGACCCGGCGCCCGCACCACCACCGACAAGGATGGTCCGGACCGTGGCGCGCGGGTCCGTGGCGCACCCGGCGGGCTTCACCCATCCCCCGGTGCTGGTGAAGATCTGGACGTCCCGCTGGCGTGGCGGGCGTTCGAGCGGGCGGATGGTGAAGTCGCCCAGGGAGGCGGTTTGGGCGCTGGCGTGCCGCAAACCGATTCGGCCGCGGACGCCTGCACCGAACTTGGTGGCATCGCCGCCGGTGAGGGTGAAGGTGTCCTGAACCGCCGGGGTGCCACCAACGGAAGGGTCCGCCGTCCACCACTCGATTCCGACGGTGTTCTGGATGATGCGGGTGACCATCCAGTATGTGGTCGACGCGGCGACCGACACGGCCACCGGCGCTTTCACGTTTGTGAACGTCCCGAGGTCGCGCTTCCAGATCTCCAGTTGGCCGGTCGGTGGGCCGCCCAAGGTGTTCCAGCGGAGCATGAGGAAATTGGCGGGGTCGATGTAGCTGTGAAGCACGGACCAAGTCGACGCGCCGCCGCCGATGATGGTGGCGGGCATTGTGATTCGACTCACGGTTTCCGCGTCGCCGACCGATTCATGGGTGCGGACGACGATCAGTTCCGCGTTGCTGGGCGGGAGGGCGACGCCACCGGCCACTGTGGGCGCGACACCAGCGGCGACGGTCCACCCGCGGGCGAACGTGGCCGGGTCGCTGAAATCGAAGTAGAGCGGTTGCTCGCTGGTGGTCACCGGCGCATCGCCGGCGTCCGTCCAGGTGACCCCGTTGGACACCGCGAGCTGTCCGGTGTCGGTCGCCAGGTACGCGTCGCCGGCGGCGACGGCGGTCGCCGCGGGGCGCGCTGCGAGGGTTCCGGTGCGGACGGTCCGGCGGACAGCTGGTGCGCTCATCGGATGGTCTCGGTGGTCCTGGTGGTGGTCACGGGAGGATGCGGTGGGACCGCCCCGCCGCGGCGCTCGGTGGCGCGCATGACGGGGCGGGTCTCACCTTGGTAGGGGCGCGCAGGAGGCCGGTGCACGGCGGCCTCCTGCGCCC